GCCGTATGAATTTTGATACGTGCATTTGCTTGCGTACTGAGCACACCAGATAGTGTATCGACTTTTAACACTGTCTGAAAGGTAATTATCTAAGTAGTACGTGCTGCAATACAGTCCGGCAAAATATCCAGCCTGTTCCAGCGTGTTCAAAAATGCATCTACTATTGCAGAGCAAGCAGCTTTGCCTAATGCAAATTGTTTTTCGTTCTCCAAATCCATATAAACCGGATACTCAAACGATTTACCTTTAATAGTCTGCAAAAACACCTGTGCTTCCCGTTTTGCTTCGTCCGCCGACATCGCATAGCTAAACCAGTACGCACCGCAGGGGATACTCAGACGCTTACAAGCGGCATAGTTACGGTTAAATTGTGTATCAACTTGGTTTGCCTCTTTGCCGTAGCCTGCCCGTAAAATCGCAAAGTCAACCAGTCCGGATGCCTTTGCAGCGTCCCAGTCAACCTCGTTTTGACAGTATGACACATCAATCCCTTTTAAAACGCTTGTTGTTTCGGTGGTCTTTTTGATGCCAAAATACTTATAAAAATCCTCTGTAACAGTACCATTGCCTTTGACCTCGTCGCCTAACCAGCGGTATCCTGTCCGCACGTCCAAATGCGTGTACTGGTAAGATGTCGTGATGTTAGCAATACCGCCAAAGCCCAAATCCTGAGCTTTACAGCATACCGTCTTGCTGCTGATTGGCTGCCCATCTTGCCCGTAGCAGCAGACATCCGCAGCAGTGCCTTTGGTATGCTGACCGCTGCTCGTACCGCCTACAGCTTTATCGTGTTCCGGGCAACGGTAGCCGCTTGTCACAATGATTTTGCTGCAATTCAGGGCGGTGTAAAGTTGCTCCAGCTTGTCGACCAATTCAGATGCAAGTAGTGTTTCATGAGATTTTCCGCAGCTGCACCGAAATTCTCGTGCATTGAAATGTGGAAAAAGTTGGGTACTATCGTTATAATCATAATGATTGACTGGCATAATATCATCCTTTCATAATGCCGTCCGGCAGCCCTTCCGCTGTCGGACGGTTTTTTCGACTGATTCGACTAATTCAAGGGACTTTTTCGACTGATTCGACTTCCTATTTTTCTTTCTTCTGGAGCAGTTCCACTGCATTCTTCAACGCTACTGGCAATGGCACACCCAGCAGTCCTGCATTTTCAATAATGGAAAGTAATTCGTTGCAGCAAAACCCAATACAAACAGCATCTCTTACATACGATGTCCCCAGCATAACATCCAGTCGAACTGCCACAACAACCAGCAGCAGCACTACACCTTTCTTTAAAAGCCCTTTCCAGCCAACTTTGCTGGATAGTCCCCCTGTGCTGCTTTTAGGGGATTTTCCACACCATCCAACCGCCAATCCCGTGGCATAATCTACAATCATGAAAATCAGCAAGGTCATCATCGCCGCATCCCAGCCGCCAAACAGCCCTGCAATCAGACCGCCGACCGTTCCGGCTGCTGCACAAATCCATTCTTTCATTCGGTTTCCTCCGTTTTCGTTTCATAGTCGCCGGAAAGCAGCACTAACATTTCCGGGGTCAAATCTCCACTTGCAAAAATCTGATACTGTCCATTTTCCAGCTGTACTGCCTGAATTTTTGCGTTGCCCCAGCCTGTTCTTTGGATGGCTTTTCCTGCTTTCAGCTGTTCCATTGCCTCAATAATATTCATTGTGTTTCCTCCTTTACAAAATTGTAATTGACTGAATCAGCGGATGACTGTTGTTGCTCCGCCCGACCCACACCAAATAGTATGTGCCAGACGTTACACCCTCGCAGGGGGTTAGCGTTGTGATATAGTCCGCACTGTACAGCCACTGCAAAGGCAAGTTCGTATAACTGCCTTCCGTCTGTGCTTTGGCAAGGATGTCCGCAGCTGTGCCGGTGTCGGATTGTACTAAGCGTAAAATGCCGACTTCCGTGCTTCCAGAAAGAAAGCGGATTGCAATTTGCGTGGATGCTGTCACGCTGATTGGTGATGTACAGCATGTATAGCAGCTATAATCCCACCCAAAAATGGCAGTGCCATAGTTCAAGGCATAGCCATTTTTTTCACTGCAAAAATCAGCGTAAATCGCTGTAAAATCTGCCACGCTGTAAATCGTACCGTTGTAAATCAAAGATACCTTGTCCCGATGGGTTGCATCATACAGCACGGTTGTGGTGGGGGATTCACCGCCGGAAATCTCCAGAACCTTGGGGACAAGAGTATTAAACTTTTCAGTCGTGCTTGCCGTCACGCCCTTTGTGGTCAGATTCGCTGCAAGCTGCTGCCGCAGTTGGTTTAGTTTTGTCAGTTGCTCTGTAATTGTCACCGCCATGTTACACCTCCACCATCACTGCAAGGGCTGTAGATAGATCGCCGAAGCTATCCTCTAAGGCTTTGATACGGGTTGCAAGGTTGTTGTCTGCTGCCTCTCGCTCTGCTGTTACTTTTGAGTACGTGCTATGCAGATAGGTTTCAATTCCATCCAAAAATTCTTTGTTATCATGCGTGTGGGCAGATTCTTTCAGTGTGTCCACGTCCGGTGACAAATCCAGCACAAATAGCCCGTCCGGTACAATATCCAGGGCATTATGAGTTACTGTGCTGATGGACGGCAATATCCGCCACGTCTGCTTGCCATATACAGTTACCAGTGTTGCAGTGCAGTATTTTGCGGACTCTCTATCTTCGCAGCCTTGCACATAATCGCCCCAAATCATAGATTCACCGCTTGCACCATTTTTCACAGTCGCTGTGGTCGTTCCGTTTTTGTCAGTGATTGTAATGGTTGCTCCGGCGTCTGTTTCCGTGACGGTTGCCGTTGGAGAATAACCGTCCGCACCGTTTTTTCCGTCTTTTCCGTTTATGCCGTCCTTGCCGGGCGTTCCATTGTCGCCCTTTGCAGACTGTCCGGAATCCTGATAATTGCCCGTGGTTGCATCATAAATCCACCATGTGCCGTTTTTGATGATCGGCATTTTTGCAATCAGCTGTTCTGCTTGTGCAAGGATGGACTGCATCTCACGGAGAGCTTTGTCAATCGCATCAATTCCGCCTTTGTACTGCTCCAAAATGGAGTTACGAACAACCATCGGGGTCATCTCGTATTTGATCACAACAGTGTCATCCTGCTGACCAACGATTTCCGGCAGCAGCTGACCGGGAACTGCCGTAAAATCCTCGGTAATTGCCCATGTCAGGATGATTTGATTTTCTGTTGTCTCTTTTTCAAGGTTCTGCATGACCAGCCCCCCACTGCTGTTGACAGCTCGCAGGGTAAACAGGCAATCAGATAAATCAGTCTGGTGGTAGTACCGGTCAATGGCAATTTGGATTTTATCGGCGTTTTTTTCGCCGGCACTGAGCAGATGCTTGATGTTTGCCGTGTCGATGTATTTTTGATTTGCTGTTAGC